TATTTGTTATAATATTTAAGCACAATTAATGGAAAGATGGCTGAGCTGGTCTAAGGCGCACGACTGGAACTCGTGTGTGGGGTAACACTCACCGAGGGTTCGAATCCCTCTCTTTCCGCCAAATAAACCACCATCTATTGATAAAAAAATAGATGGTGGTTTTACTTTGCCCAAAATCTAAAAAGTGCCTATTTTACTGCGTTTCCAGAGTGTGTCAATTTCATTGTGTTATTTGTTATTAGTTTAAAAATGAGTGCTTTGTGGCAAAGCAGGGATATTAACCCTACCTCTTGAAGTCTTATAATCGTTAAAAGATAGGGTGTTGCATTTAGGGTGTTTCACTTTTAACGATTAGGTGCAAAAAACACAAAAGGCTCGTCAGAGTATAAACCTAACGAGCCTTTTTGTCATTAAATTAATTTTCTATTTCACTGCCGTCTTTGAATTTGAATATTAGCTTATCGTCTTTGGTAACTGTTACGGAATCAATTGTTGCCGTCCATAAATCTATATCAAACTCGGTGAGAACTAATTGTCTGCTTGATATTTCGGAAATAAACCTATCAAGCAGAAGTGCCTTTGAATACCGCTCTCTACGCAGGTTTTCAAGTTCGGTTATTTTTTCAGAGGCTGTTTTGTGTCGTAAAAGGTAGCTGTCATTTCGAGCATTAAACTCATCTTGGTTCATGGCGGTATGAGCATTTTCAAAGATTGCTTTTCTTGAAAGTTCAGCTACAATCTCCATTTCACGCTGTAATTCTGCAACCTCAATATTTAATGAATCACAATCACAAAGTATTGTTTTTGCCAGTTCAATGTTGGCAAGGAGCTCATCTCGGCAGCCCATGAGCTTTGTAAATGCTCCAAGAAAGCGGTTTTTTAATTCTTCCTCGGTGATATGTGGCGTCTGACATTTTTCTTCACCCTTGTATTTATTGTTGCAACGCCAAATGATACGGCGGTATTTAGTGTTGCTACCCCATACCTTAGAACCATAATATCCACCACAGTCCTCACATATAAGCCGAGCCGAAAATGGACTGGTACAGCTTGCTGGTCTGCCCAGATTCTTGCGTCGTTCAATTTCAACTTGTACTGCATCAAACTCATCTGGCTCAATAATTGCAGGATGGCTGTTCTCGACATAATACTGAGGAATTTCACCATTGTTTGGTACACGCTTTTTTGTAAGGAAATCAACCGTATAACCCTTTTGTAGCAAGGCATCACCTTTATATTTTTCATTTGTTAATATACTTCTAACAGTTTGCCAAGTGTCTTTGCCTGCTGGTGACGGTATGCCGCTTTTTCCGAGGTGCTTTGCAATTGCCGATGGTGTTTTGCCCCCAATAAACATTCTAAAAATCGAGCGTACAATCTCTGCTTCTTGCTCTACAATTTCTGGCTGATCGTCTTCACCTTTTTTATAACCTAAAAACTGCTTGTATGCCATACTTACTTTGCCGTCCTGCATTCTTTTTCTTTGACCCCATGTAACATTTTCTGAAATAGAACGGCTTTCTTCCTGTGCCAAAGAGGACATAATCGTAATAAGCAATTCGCCTTTGCTGTCCAAGGTGAAAATATTTTCTTTTTCAAAATAAACCTCCACACCTTTTTCCTTAAGCTGTCGGACGGTTACAAGGCTATCCACGGTATTTCTTGCAAACCGTGATACCGATTTTGTAATGATAAGGTCTATTTTACCATCCAGTGCATCTCCAATCATGTTATTAAACCCATCACGGTTTTTCGTAGAGGTAGCTGAAATGCCTTCATCAGTGTATACAGATAAAAAAGTCCAGTCTGCCCTCTCCTTGATGTACTTGGTATAATAATCAACCTGTGCCTCATAGCTTGTAAGCTGTTCATCTGAATCGGTAGAAACACGAGCATAGGCGGCTACTCTGCGTTTTATTGTAGAATTTCTAACAGAAGCACTTTGCCTTTGCAGGGTTGGAGGGATAACTCTAACATTCGCCATGATATCGCCTCCTTGCCTGTAACATTGCTTTTTCTTTCATTTCATCTGTCCAACTATCCTTGCGAGATGGGTTTTGCCAGGTTCGTGTTATTTCAGTTCCATCAAATAAAACAAAAATAAGCACCCCATTATCTGGCACTTTAATGCAAAGAATTCTATCAGTGACTGCATGGGCATCATAATTTCCAAGCTCTAAAACATTGGTCGTTATGTCTTTTAAGATAGTTTCGGGAATTTGCCTTGCGTTGCATAAATCTCTGCCACGAGTATTGAAAGTAGCACAAGACCATACAATTTTAGCATATGGAGTTGAAGCATTATTTGTTTTTCGCCTAAAATTAGCACCGCAGTTGCCGCATCTAATAATGCCCGTGTATTCAGATTGACCCACAATAGGCTTATTATTAACGCCTTCTTTTCTTCGCATTATTTCATCTTGCACTTTTTCAAAAGTGTTCATATCAATTATTGGTTCGTGCGTATCTTCTACATAAAACATTGGCAGTTCGCCACGATTTTTTACAACCCTCTTTGTAAGGTGGTCGGTAGAATAAGATTTCTGTAGGAGCATATTTCCAGTCAACTTTTCGTTGGTTAGGATTTTGCTAATTACTGATTCACCCCAACTTCCACCGTTTTTTGTTGGTACACCCAGGGTGCAAAGTTTACGCACAATTGCATTCTTGCCCATACCTCTTAAATAATCGGCATAAATCATTTTTACAACTTCAGCTTCGGCTGGATTTACAATTAAATTGCCACACGCAAAATCATAACCGTACATTCTTAAAGTGTTCGGTATGCCCTTATTAAAGTTTTTTCTTAGCCGCCACTTGGTGTTTTCACTTGCCGACAGACTTTCTTCTTGAGCATATGACGCTAAAATTGTAAGCATTAACTCTCCATCGCCGCTGAGAGAATAAATATTTTCCTCTTCAAAATAAACCTCAACGCCGAGTGCTTTTAGTTCACGGACGGTTTTTAGCACAGTTACTGTGTTACGAGCAAAGCGTGAAATGGATTTTGTAATGATTAAGTCAATATTGCCATTTTTGCATTGTTCAATCATTTTCTGAAATTCTGCTCTTGCTTCCTTTGTGCCAGTTGTTGCTTCATCTGCAAACACCCCTGAATATTCCCATTCAGGTTGTCGCTGTATGTAGCTACTGTAATAACTGACCTGTGCTGCCAGTGAATGCAACATTGCTTCTTTTCCACTTGACACTCTTGCATATGCACACACCCGTTTTCGAGTAGGCATTTTTGCATTTTGGTTTTCAATTTTTCTTATGGTTTTTTGCATAAAATCCTCCTTCCGTAGTGTCACATATTACCGCTAAACCACCATAATATCAACGATTTTCAGCGATATATACTGCCCAAACATAAGCCGTATTTTTTAAGCAGGATTGTATCAATTTTGGTTAGTTCCTCGGTTGTTATTACTCCATCAGCAAGTAGTTTATTAAAGAAAGCCATAGCGGTTTTATAATGAATTACAGCTTGTTCTTTATTCATACACAGCCCTCCTGGTTTCCCCATAGCATGAACGTGAGCAGTAAATTCGTTTGCTGTTGCCATAGCTTTCAAACTTCCTACTGCAAACAGGGCAAGTAAACTGGTACACTGCTTTTCGATTAACATCTTTTTGATGTGTATTCCACCAATCCATACGACATTTATCAGAGCAGAACTTTTTCTTTTTGTGTCCCTCAATATGCTTTAATTTGCGACCACATAGAAGGCATGAATCACCCACATTGGTTGAGGTTCTCCTATTATGTTCAGAACACAGATTGTATCTGCGACAATGGGATTTTATAGTATTTTCTGATATACCAAGCAAAGAAGCAATTCGAGAGTAGCTTTCGCCTTGACTTTTTAGTTCGGCAATTTTCTGTTTTTGAACAGTATTCATTGTACCCCTCCATTCGAGAGGCAAAAAAATAAACGCCCCTCTACCGTCTACAGACAGAAGAGGAGCGTTTGCGTACCACACTATTCAAATTTTATATACCCATCAAAACCTGCCGCCTTGACTTTGGCAAGCATTGCATCAGCATTGGCTTTTACTGAGTATGCACCAACCTGAACGCGGTAGAGTTTCTTCGGTGTGGTCGGTTCAGCAGGCGTTACAGTTTCCGCCAGTCCTGCCTTCACCGCAGCACGGAAGGTATCCATCGACTTACCGTGCTTAGGAAACCAATGCATAACATCGCTATGATTACTGGCGATGCCCAATTTGCAACCCTCACTGTGACAGATGATGTTCTTTTCAGTAAAGTTATACTGCTTACAGAGATACACGCAAAGTTCCACTGCTTCCTTGTAGACGGCAGAGAAATACGAGGAATCGGTCAGCCCATCCTCACAGATTTCAAATCCGATATGCGTATCGTTCGCCGAACCTCCTGCGTGCCATCCGCGATGATTCCAAGGCAGCGTCTGATAGGTTGCGATGCTGCCGTCCGCCAGTTTGCCGATGAAGCCATGGACGCAGACTTGTCTGCCATCCGGCTTATCCTGATTCCAATGGTTGTTGTATTGATTTTTTCCGAGCAATCCATCATCGGGACCGACATAGCGTTTCAGGTTCGGGTTCTTTGCTCCTGTGGAATGTACCATGATGCCTTTGGGTGTGATGGTTCTGCCAGCTTTGTAGCAGGCGTTGTTGGTGAAAATAAGCTTACTCAGGTTCATTTATTTTTCCTCCTTATCGCTTCGGTTGTGAAGCTGTTCTAAAATATCCTTTAACTTGCCGGGGATGGGTAGTCCGATATGTGCCGCATTTTCGAGTATGGATACACCTTCATTGGAAAGATAAAAAAAGATGACCGCTGTTCTGATTACAGAACCGTCTCCGATTACACTTTTATCAATGATGTGTCCCACTCCGACAAGTGCAAACATTATTACCTTTTTAAATATCCCCCGAAAACCGACCTCACTGGACAGCTTTTTATCGAGTACTGCGCACATCAGTCCGGTAAGGTAATCAATCACCACAAATGCAAGTAACGCATACAAAAAACCATCCCACCCTCCGAGAAAATACCCGAGCCATCCACCGACAGCAGCAATGCCGAACTGAATAAAATTCCAAATGTCTTTCATGTAAAAACCTCCGTTTTTTTAATTTTGATATATAAAAAGGCACCTCTGCTTCTAAGCAAAGATGCCGTATCGCTGTATTTGTCTGAAATTTATTATGTTATGACCACACCATCAGTTTTTCTGTTTCCTGAAATCTGACCCATTAAATCCTTTAAGAAAGGCTTACCTTTTCTGCCACCGCTGTCAACCGAGAATTCTGTGTAAAAACCGCTCCTGCCAAGATTATGTTTCACCGATGTAACCGTTCCGATTAGGCCGTGTCTTGCGTCGGGCTCTACCAGTTCTACGGCATCTCCGATCAGCATATGAGGGGTAAAGATACCGACAAAGCTTTCTATTCTGCCCGATATGGCAACTGCCTGTATCAGTTCATCGGCATAAGTGTTCATATCTGCAAGTAAAGTGCCATCCGGAACAGTTATATACATGGTCTTGTTTGACGGGGATACCCACCACTTATGCGGCGGAAGTTGGCGATACACGGTGTTGACGGGTTCTTTGCAGGTGATACATATTTTGCTTACCGTTTTCTCATCATCATATTCCACATTGTAACTCCAGCAAGTTTTATCCCGCTCAAAGATATAAGTGGACGGCTGTTCAAAGCGTCCGTCTGTGACGGGTCCGATACCAACAGTTCCGTCCGTATTTTCGGATATCTGCCAACCGGGAAGCAATTGAATAACATTCTGAATCCCGTCAAGGATTGCTATCTGCGGTTCAAAAGTCAACTTCCATGGCTTTTGTGGGTCAGCGACAAAGAAATTCTCAACCTCGGCAAGTGTTAATATTGCTACCAGATTTTCTTGAAGGGTTGCAGCGATGAATGAAACATCCTCATCAAAGGTCTGTTCCTTCAGCAATTTACCGATAGCATTTCTGGCAGTCAACGATATGCTTTGTTCAGGGTAGCCTATTGACACACGGTCGATATAGAACCTTCCGAGTGGCAATTCCTCACTGTTACCAAGGCTAAAATATAACTCAATTATAGTGTTTGGTGCAATTATGGAACGGTATCTGCTGACAAGCTCACCGCCAGCATTTTGAAGGCTGACAGAAAGCTGTGAGATTGCGCTTCCCTTGGAATAGGAGAGGCTGCCGTTTAAAAGTGTATGAGAAACATCCGTGGGGAGCATATACATGACAAACTTGTGCATATCTTCGGCACTCCAAAATCCGTAGGCTCCATAATGAGCAACCTTTTTGAGGGACGGCTTTGACACTCCGAAATCAACCGAAATCCTGCCAATATCCTTGTAAGCCAGATTGTCGTACAGGCCGAGAGTTGGGAATGCTTCAAGCCCATTCACCAAGCCATCGCTCGAGAGATAAATTACCTTTAAGCCATTATCCATCATATGCACTACCTGTGGCGATAAGCCTTGCCCTATTATCTGTGTGTATTCAAATGTCAGTCTCATAAAAGATTACCCCCTTTGGAGTACGATTGAGTAGGTAAACCGAAGCAGGTTGTTCGCTGTTTTAAACGGATACTCCAAAGAATAGGTTGCATCAATAGCGGCTCCTGCCGGGGGCGGGGTAGTAAATTTCAGTCCCAGAACTGTTTTGCCCAAAAAGAAGGTTGAGCCGAAACTCTGACCGTCCCTTGTCGGAAAACTTTGATAATATAAACTGTATGACCAGTTGTAGCTGATACTACCTATAACGGTTAGAGTTTCTACTTGTTTTGTTCCCGCATTACCTGACGCATCAGTTGTTGATGCTGAAATGGTGGTTAATCCTGTGCAAGTTCCGTTAGCAATACTGATATTTAGGGTTGGGTCATTAGCTGCGGCTGTTTTAGCGGTCAGCCGTACAAAACTTCCGTTTGCGGCACTGATTGTAAAGAAGTTTGTAATGTCAGAATTTTGACCGAGAGCCGCGTTTACCTTATTAGCAACAGTTGTTGCCGAGTCACCGCTTACTACTGGCACTGAAAGGGTTATAGGTGAGTTTGTCATTCCATTGGCCGTTACTACAACTGTTGCATTCCCTGAAGTTCCAACGCTTCCGGCTACAGATATATTTTCTTGTTGTTTTACGGCAGCGACACCAGCTGTCGTATTGGTAGAGGTTGAAACTGTGGTCAAGCCCGAGCAAGTCCCGTTTGACAGTGCAATATTCAAGCTCGAAACGTTCGCAATAGGTGCTTTTGCGGTTAATACTACATCCGCGCCCGAAACCGATGCATCATACAAAGCTGAAATATTTGCATTATTCTCAAGGGCTGTTTTTATCTTGCCCGCCACAATATCTGCCGAATCTGATGAAGCAACCGGTACTGAAAGGGTTATCGGCGAACCTGTCATGCCGCTTGATGTGACAACAACGGTAGCATTTCCTTCACCGCTTAAAAATGTTCTCCAATACATTGCTGAAACTTCTGTGAATTTCCAAACCTGACCTGTTCTTGAAAGTCCTGATACATCAGTCCAATCGGTGCCGTTTGCTGAATACTGTATTTTAAGATTTTCTATCTTTGAGGCTGGCACTGTTAAAATATCAAATTTTAAAATGTTGCAAGGTTTTGCCGTTCCAAAATCAATCTTTATTGGATTAACATCACTAATGGTACAGCTTGAGGGATATACCGTTCTATCATAGCAATTCCACCATGAAAGAGGGTCGCGGTAGTCATAGCTTGTATTCGGCGTTTTGGAGGCTAAATCTCCAAAGGAAACACCGGCACTTTTGCAGGTTAATCCTGCCGTATGGTAATTTTCATACCAGTCACCGCAGTTGTTTTCATAGTCAATGGTATAATCAACTTCTCTTACCTTTGCCACATTGTTCACATAAACAGTTTCGCTGCCCAACATAATGATTGGTGCTTTTATGTTAAACTCCGTTACAATGCCGTCACCTGTGCCAATAGGCATTCTATCTACAAGGTAAGGCGGGAAAAGGTCGTGATTTGGAAAGGTTATTGCACCGATTCCGGCAACCCCAAGGTGCTTAATAATCCTGTTGTTGCATTCACTGTCAAGGAAGGTGAGCATAGGTAAATCCATTTTTCCAGTGGCAAGGCTACCTGTCGCTGTGCTTAAATCCATATTTTTTTCGCCTGTTCTTATTTGCAGGCCACCCGAGCTGTAGGAGAGCATATTACTTGAATATTCAAGATCAAATCTTGAGAACCTGACAGTAGTATCAAAGCCTCCGGTCAGAACCCAGCGTGCAAGATAGTTTTTATCTGCAGCGGGATATACGGCATTTGCTCCAAACCCAGCAGGTGTATGCGAACAATAAAAGGTTGCCGTAATATATACCACATCGGTGTCTGTTTTATTGATAGCAATTTGATTGCCCTCGCTGTCCTGCAGTAGGGCGTGCGTCATCAGATAATATTTTGAATCGGATGACCAGAATTGGCTGCAATAAAATTCAAAACCAACCTCAGTAATTGTCTGCCCAACGAACTCATTTGCCTCAAGCTTAATCTGTTTTTGCACATAAGAGGTAGGATACCCATATACAGTTTGAATTGTGGTAGCCGTTTTACGATTGAGATAAGCAAAAAGCGCTGTTCTTGTTGGCGATATTGTGCCTGTCCCTGTCCCAAAGGTTATATATTGCAGTACATCATAAGTTCTGCTTGCACCGTTATAATAGCTTGGGTAAGCATTAACAACCCTCGCATTAAACCACTGGTCAAGAATAGTGTTATATGCCACTGCCTTTTGTTTTTCTTTACCTGTTTTTGCATCAACAACAGTAAACTCAAATTTATTATGCACATTTGCTTTTTCTTGTAAATTCATATTGCCCTCCTAAATTGGTAAGCTTGATACAGCTGTTAGTATTACAGTAACCCCTTGAACAGTTGCCGCCGCCGTTTCCTTGTGGACTGAATAACGAAACACTGCATTTACAAGGAGTACTCGTGGGTTATTTATCTCAGCATTTACGGTTTCATTTTTTGCATAGCCATTTAAGCTGATAATCTCTCTTGCAACAGAGCCTGACAATAATTCCAATGGGTGCTTTTGACCGGGATGTTTAAAATAATAAGCCCCACGGCTCTCGGCAATGCTTATTGTGACATCAATGCTTCTGACAAAGTTCTGTGACACTGTAATAATAAGCGCCTGATATACACTGTCATAGCTTACACCGGTTACTGTCATAGTCGGGGTTATGGTGATTTTTGATGCCAAGTCCTCCGGCACTGAAGATATCGGGAGGTTCAAAAACAGTTTGAAACCGGATGCGTTTTTTGCATCAACGTTTATTTTCTCTGTTCTTGTAACCGACAGTGTGGGTGCGGTAGTGGGATATTGCAAAAACCACAGTTCCTCAACATTTGCCCCCGCATAATCAGTGCCATCACTTTGAAGAAATACATCCTTTGTATTTTCAATAAAGCAGACAACATTTTGCACCTGCACATTGACGGTTTCCGGTCTAAAGGACATACCGGCATAATTTCTTTGAGAGAGTACCCACTTTATTTGACCTGCGTTTTCACAGACAAAACCGATTCTGAAATCGTTAGTACGAAAGACCGACAAGGTATTATTGCCTGTGCCAAGCTCGGTTACTTCATAGGACGGCTCCCATATAAGCTCCCCTGTGTCTTGATAGCAAAATGCTCTGTAATATACCTTGCCACCTTTCAAATATCCGACAACCAGCCCCTGGTCAAGCCCTGCCATTAAAGTAGACCGCCAACCCTTGCATACGCTGATTTGAGATACACCAGTATCAAGAATAATTCGTGTTTCCTCATCATCCCACTTTTGAGCATAAAGGACATCGTCGGTTCCTATCCAAAACAAGTACGGTGTTTCCTCGGTTTCGAGGATGTGCCAGCGATTATTGGCCTCCAATACCCAATTACCGTTAAACTCAATGCCAACATCCTTTGCTGCACTCAGCGTCCAGATATATTGCCAAGGGTTATCAAGGTCAGCAGGAAAATGACGTTCATAGACTTTTGCTGTTCCTTCGTCAATACAAACAGCATAGGCTCTTGACGGTGTTTTTTCACCCGTTAGTTGCCGAATTGCCACATCTCCAAAAGCAGAGGGAATATCCTCATGGATCGGTTCTGAAATTAAGGTGTTGACCGTTGCCTGCGTCGCAACGAGCCGTAAGTTTGGTTGTGCATCTGTTGCTTCAACCTGCCATTTTTCATTCAGTTTATCTATAAGCGCCTGCGGAATATACTTCATTGACTACACCTCCGTTACTTTGGAGAGTGTGGCTAAAACCTCATAATAACCACCGGCAAGTTTTTTGAAATCCTTCAATTCAGTAATCCTGCCATAATAAGTTCCGTTTTTCACTTGAACCTCCAATAATGAAGCGGCATCCTCTGCCTGCATAAGAAGAACTTTACCTTCTTCATTAACATTCAGCGTTAATTCATATTTTATAGTTGGACTGCCAATGCGCTGAATATACTGCTGTCCATCAAGGGTGATATGGGTGGCGCGGATAACATCTTGCTTTTCTTGAAGGCTTACAAAATGCGTAATATTAACATTCGTATCCCTATTAAGTAGCCTTGCCATTATCTGCGCACCTCTTTTCTCAGTTCATCGATGATAATATCCACTACGCCAGTTAATTCACTCTTTGTATTTATCCCTTCAACACGAATTGTACCAGTGTGGTTGTAAGCAACCATGGATGTCGGAACACCTGCAAAGGCAGGTTGTAAACCAGAAAGGCTTGCATTCATATCAAAGTTTGTAGGAATTGCCTTTTTCATATCCTTTTCAACACCGGTCATTGCCTTTAGGAATCCAACACCGACTCCTTCGCCCATGTTACCGCCAATCCCTGCAAATACGGTTGATGGGGAGTGGATACCAAGGAGCCCCTTAACACCATCTACAATTCCTCCGAAAAAGTCACTAACCTTATCTGATATCCACTTGCCCATGCTCATGATACCGTCCCATAAACCTTTAACAATATTTACACCGATTTCGCCGACCATACCTACTGCTTTTCCAAGTCCTGTGACAAGTGCCACAATAATTTCTGGCAGTTTTGAAATTAGCTGAGGAATCGCCTTAATAAGTCCAATAGCAAGTTGCAAGGTTAGTTTGATGCCCATTTCAATAATCATAGGTAGGTTGTTGGTAATGAAATCAATGATAGAAGTTATGATACCGGGCAATGCATCAATCAGCTTTGGTAATGCGTTTAATAACCCCGTTGCTAATCCTTGAATGATGGCAAAGGCTGCTTCGAGGATTTTATCCATATTATCGAGCAGCACCTGAACAATAAGAAGGATTGCGTCAATGATGGAGGGTATCAGTTCCGGCAAGGCATCGGCTATTCCCAAAGCCAGAGTAACTACCATTTGAATTGCGGCCTCTATCAATGCAGGAAGATTTTCAATAATGCCGTTCACCAATGCCAAAATCAGCTGAAGCGCACCTTGCGTCAGCTGCGGTAGTGCGTCTATTAGTCCCTGTAAAAGGGTCATTACAATACTTACAGCTGAATCAATAATCATGGGCAGATTTTCAAGAATTGCATTGCCGATGGACTTTACGATATCCATTCCAAGTTCAATAATTTTCGGCAGATTTTCCATGATCATGTTTACAATACCGCCAACCGTACTGCCGACAACATCAGAAATTTTACCCCAGTCGCCATTTGCTTCACTGATGCCTTTTGTAAAATCACCGAGCAGATTGACCCCATCATCAGCCAAAAGCTGAAGTTGGGGTAGAAGTACCGTGCCAAGCATATTCTTTGCCGCTCCTGCACCGGACTTTAAACGTTGCATACTGTCATCAAATTTGCCAAGAGCGTTCAGTGAATCCTCTGACATGACAGCACCCATACGTTTTGCTTCATCTGTAAGCTTGCTAAATCCTTCAGAACCTTGAGCAATCAGTGGATTTAAATCTCTTGCTGATTTCCCAAATATCTGCATGGCAAGCGCATCACGTTCGGTTTCATTTTGCATTTTCCCAAGGGCATCGATAGCTTGCCAGTAAACGGTTTCACCATCTTTTAAATTTCCATGTGCATCAGTTACAGATATTCCGAGTTTTTTATACGCCTCTGCCGTTGTTCCTGTACCTTCACGCGCACTCGACATACTCTTGATATTTTTTGACATGGTAGAAGTTAATGTTTCTAATGGAGTATCAATCAGCTCTGCCGCATATTTATATGCCTGAAGGCTTTCTGTGGACATTCCCGTAACCGTGGACTGCGTGAGTATTTCATCTGCATATTGCGATGCGCCAACCGTCATATCGGCAAGTGCTTTGCCCGCACCGACTGCTGCGGTGCCGATTGCCGCTATCCCGACGCCCAGACCGACACCAATTTTGCCGAGGGTAGAACCAAGTTTTGAAAACTTCCCGTCTGCATTATCAGCCGTATCGGCACTGTTTTTGAGAGCCTTGTTAAACTGTTCTGATTGCTTTTCAGCATCATCAAATTCTTTGCCTACGTCCTCAAGTGCATTATCGTTCTGCTTCAGTTCCTTTTCAAGACCATTGAGTTCCGCTTTTGCGTTGTTCAGCTGTACTTGCCAAGCCTGTGTGCGTTTATCATTTTCGCCAAAGGAGGTAGCGGCATTATTTAAGGCTTTTTCAAGGGTTTCTACTTTTTCCTTTTGAGTGTCAATTTCCTTATTCAATACTTGATTTCTCGCTGTTAAAGCCTGAACACTACGGTCATTTTTATCAAATTCAGAGGATACAAGATTCATTTCTGAACCCAGCACCTTAAAACTTTGATTGATATCCCGGAGGGCATTCTTAAATTCCTTTTCACCCTCAATCCCTATTTTCAAGCCAAAATTGTCAGCCATAATACCACCTCCTTCCTAAATCCCATGGGGAATAACATCATCAATGAAATACTCCCGTTTTTGCTTTGCCAATCCATTAAATTGCTTATGGCATTCCCATAAGTCTAAAAGCTGTCCAAAGGGCATGAGCCAGACTTCTATTTCACTACGGTTCAACTGAACTGTGCCGTAATACAAAAGCCGGGTAAACAATTCATCATCGTTTACTCGGCTTTCACGTTTTTTGTATCTGTTTCCTCTGATTCAATATTTCTTTTCGTACCCTTGAACATAGCCTCCATAATTGCATTTTTATATGTTGCAAGCTCAAAAGGTGAGGTAAGCAGTTCTACCGATTCCTCAGTTAAAAGCTCCTGTTTTTCCTTGTTTTGTAGGTTATGAATTAAAACACTCTGATTGGCAAGTAAGGTGATAAGCCAAACCACCTCATCCAGTGCCATTTCAAAATTTTCTGACTTCATCAGCTTATCGCCGAGGTTTTGAAGGCCGCCGTATCGTTTGGCTATTTCCTTTGTAGCTTTGGTGGTTAGAACAAGTTGATACCCTTTATCAGCAATTGTGATTGTTGCAGATCTGTCTGTATCAATCATGCTTAAGCACCGCCTTCCACTGCAAACTCAGGCTCATAAACCCCGGAAAACCAGCCAGTGATGGTAGATGTGATTACACCCGTATCATCTTCGCTGACTTCGGCTTTCCACGGATGGTTTCCGTTGCCGTCAAGTTTGTTCCTACGCATAACCGTTCCTTCGATGGTAGGCGTAGAAAACTTGATGCTGTCACCTTTAGTTTCAAGGTTAGTTGCGGGTATGCAGAATTTCACACGGTATAGCCAGAAATAACGGTATTTGCCGTTTGCTTTCTTAGCTCTAAATCCGATTGCTACTGGTGAGCCGCCGTCCTCGCTTGCGGATATTAAAACACCGTTATCATCTACAACTGCGCCTGTTAAATCCTGTGCGGCCGTTGCACCAATGTCATCCACACCGAGTGACAGTTTTCCGCTTTTAAATTCTTTAATAACGGCGGCCGCTCCGTCATCTGCATAGAGTATTGCTTCAGCAAGCTCTACTGATAAATCTGCTTTCATCGCCTTAGCCAGTGATACCGGGTTAGCATAGGTTTCTGTGCCGTCCGCGGCTTCAGTTATTTTTGAATAGAAAAGGCTGTCTAATCCTATCGTAGCCATTTAAATTTCCTCCGTTTCATGTTGTTTTGCCACATCAATGGCATAATGGTGAAAGCCGGTATCGTCCTCATGACCGACATACTGGCGGTCGGTTATAACAAAATCAGCTTGAAGAAGTAACCTCACAAGCTGATTTTTTCGTTTTATATAATTCTTCTTACAAAATAGTGAGAGCCTTACCTCCTGAACGTCAAACTGAGGCTTGTTGTCTCCGTGTACAGCAAAACTGTCAGCGAGTGGGGTCAGCACCAGATATTCATCGGGTGGAAATCCGCTAAACACTCCTGTTTCAACCGATATATCCAGCGGAGTGAATATGGTATTTAATTCCGTTAGAATATTCATAGCTTTTTCATCTCACTTTCAAGTTTGTTTTTCATAGCGTCAATACAAGCCTCTTTTGATTGAACCTTTGCAGGCTTTAAGAATGGCTTAGGCGGCTGTCCGCTTTTACCGTATTCAAGCACACCCGCAATCATAGCGTTGCTTTTGCCATCCGAGCGTGGTTCAGCAAATCCCACCTTAATATTGAAGTTGCCATCTTTGTCCTGTTTTGCAGAGGTAATGCCAAGTGCAGAAACAAGCTCACCCGTAGAGCGGCTTTCTTCCTTTGTTCCGCTGCCGACAACAGCTTGCAAGTTGGACATCACCTTTGCTTCCACAATTTCACCGCCTGCTTCCAGCACCTTTGGGATTATTTCATCGGTTTTATCAGCGAGTTTTGAAACCTTTAGTAGAAAATCGTCCGGAAGATGCATATTCACCTTAGCCATCCAAACTCACCGCCAATACTTCAACATACATATTACGGTTTTTGATATTTTCAACCGAGAAAATGTTGTATCGATTTGCATTGCGTACAATAATGTGCTGCTTTGTAATCTCCAGATTAGGGATACATCGGAATCTGAAAAGGGCGTTTGCTTCACTTGATTGTGCCATATTCCGCCACTTTTCCGTGGAGTTTTTTTGCTCGAAATATGCCCTGACCGTTGCCAAAACGGTATCGCCATGATTTACAAACCCTTCCGAGTCCTTCTGCGGTTCGGTGCTGACAATGTCAATTACAGTATTCATCTTTCCAAAACTCATGTTCACACCTTCCAATCACGATCAAGTCGTAAAAGCAGATTGACCGTTTCCCATACTTGCTGACTTGCCTGTACATTATCGGCGAAAAAGCCGCCCGTGCTGCCGTCCCGGCTCTCATAGAAATGGGACGATAGCAAAATGACGGCATGTTCTGTTGTAGGTGGCATTTGATTTTCGGTATAAAAATTCTCAGTCAGATGCTGATAGCTTTCGGCATATTTAACCGCGGCGGTAATGTATATTTGCAAAAGTTCATCGTCCGCCGAGTGTTCAAGAATAAGATTTGCTTTGACTTTTTCAAGCAGTGTCATACCGCTACCGTCCTTTCGTTATCCTTGTGTATCCGCTTCCATAAGTCCGGATGCTTTCAGTTTTGCGAGCAGAGCATTGAAATCAGCGAGAAGTCCTGTGACATCCTCAGCCGTGCTTGCTACCTGGTTTGCCGCAACGGGTATTTCTGGTAAAACCGGGTAAGCTGGCACGTAAAGATTACTATCCTCGCCGATTTTTGCCGGTACTGTATCCGTTTCCGTTTTTGTAGCCGCTTTCACGCCACCGAGGTTTGTTTCAGTGGCAACAGCCAGTTGGGGAGTAGGAAACCCAAGTAAAATGGCACCCTCTTTAATATCGAGAGTGCCACCAATTACTGTTTTATCTCCACCTTGCTCAGTGTAATTCTTAGCGTTATAACTCATACTCTACACCTACGCTTTCTGTTTAAGAACCTTGATTGCTTCCGGCAAAATTAATTTACCATCCACACGCTGTGTTGCCATAAAGCCAACTTGACCAGTAGAAGCATAGATTTCATTAAGGCGTTTAAAGGAACGCCCCTGTCTATCAGCCACCCAGTAATATCCAAAGTCACCAAAAGCAATCGTTTTTTCGCCTGCGCTAATATTAGGAACATAGGTAGAAGTTACTACAGGACGATTAAGAATGGTGTCTGGTGTGCCAGCCGTTAGCGATGGTTGCCAAATATAGTTTCCGTTGCCGTCCTTTAGTTTTCTAATTGCCTTAACCGTCGCATCGTTCATTACAAAGGTTGCATTTTTGCGGTATGGGGACTTGAGAGAATAGAAAAAGTCCATAATCTCATCAATGGTAATTGCTGTGGCACTTGCAGTTGTGATTCCTAATTCAGCACCACCTGTGGCATTAAAGATACCTGTTGGCTTTCCACTTCCGTCACCAATAAAGAATGCTTCTTCTTCCTTAGCGCCAATTCGTCTTCCAAACTCCTTAGCAAGGTAGCTTTCAATGTTAAATACGCTATCATTGATAAGTTCCTCTGAAACTTTAATCATTGTACCCAGTTTATAGGCTCCAATAGAAACCTGACCGAATGCATCATCACTTTCAGGAATAGCACCTTCTTCATCAATCCAAGATGCAGTGCCCTTTGAGGATACTACTGGGATTTTCCTGTCCCCACTTGAGGTGGTGATGACTTTTGCAAGGGTTCTGAAAATATTTTCTTCCTCAAGACCCTGAACCAAGGTTTTCTCAAATTCATCCGGCACAAGATAACCGCCCTCGCTGTCAGTGCCAATCTGCAATGCATTTATAACTTCATAATTTGGCGTTTTCACACGCATAGCATTCCAGAAGGATTTTTTGTATTCATCACTTGCTCTGCCTGTTTTGATATCACCATTAGCATTAGGTTTGCCTGTAATAGGAGTGTTTAGTGGCTTGTTAAGTTCAAGGTCAAGAGTAGCTTGTCGCTCTAAGCGATCGATTTCCTTACCGAGCGAAACAACATCAGATTCCATTTTTTCATAGATTGCTGTATCCTCAGCAGATAGAAGTCCATCATTGCAACGCTTGGTGTCAAGAAATGCTTTTGCAGCATCCCATGCCTTGGCTCTTTTTTCACGTAGTTCTAAAATTCTGTTCATAATAAAATTCCTCCATTATTTTAATAAATTTAATCTCTTTTCGAGATGGTTGATAGGGGTTCCGGTTTTTGGAGTTACCTTTTTTGGCAACTTATCAAGCAGAGAATTGGTTACCGCTCGCCTTGAAAAGGCATAGGTTTCGCTTTGGTTGTTTTTGCGTTTGTCCTCAAACATTACCTCATCAGCAAAGCCAAGCTCTACCGCCTTGTTTGCGTTCATCCAGGTTTCTGCATCCATGAGGTGAGAAAGCCTTGCTCTTGATAAACCCGTTTTAATTTCATAGGCATTGATAATGGATTCCTTAACCTCATCAAGCAGTGCGATTGCTTTTTGCATTTCTTCACTATCACCAATGGCTACGGTCAAAGGGTTATGCACCATCATGAGACTCGTAGGTGACATTAGAACCTTAGTGCCTGCCATTGCAATTACTGAGGCTGCACTGGCGGCAATTCCATCAACTTTAACAGTAACGCTGCCTTTATAATCCATCAGCATATTGTAGATTTGACTTGCTGCAACGCAATCACCACCTGGGGAGTTTATCCAAATTTCAATATCACCTTCACCTTTCATAAGCTCCGATTTAAAGGCTTTAGGAGTTACCTCGTCTCCAAACCAACTCTCTTCTGCAATTACACCGTCAAGGGTAAGGGTTCGGGTGTTGTCCTCATTTTTTACCCAGTTCCAAAATTTGCGGGTAGCACCCACGGGCAATTTTTCACTCATTTTGCTCATCTCCTTTTGTTTCTGTAGTTTTTGCAAACGCACCAGCGTCCTGTAATTTTGTCATAGCTCCGTTGATAAGGTATAAGTCACCACCAAGCTCTGTTGGGATACGGTCAAGGTTTTCAAGCTCTCTGATGTCATTTGCAGACATCCAGCCGTTTTGTCTTGCCGTGGCATAGCCCGCCATTCTGCTTTGGTAATCACCACGAAGAAGACCGTCTACATTAAATTTGATAAAATACTCTTTCTTTTCATTCTCAGAAAAAAGCATTCGCCACATAGCTTGTTCCCAGCGTACTACCCACGGATCAAGGGTGTATTTTACAAATTCAAGCGACTGTTGTTCAATGTTACTAAATGATGATTTCTCGAGGTCTGCAAGCATATGTGGTGGTATTCTGAAAATACGGGCTATTTCATTTATCTGAAACTTGCGAGTTTCAAGAAACTGTGCTTGCTCGGGTGAAATTCCAATTACTTGATATTTCATACCCTCTTCTAAAACAGCTACACGATGAGCATTGCTTGAGCCTTGATAAGCTGTGTTCCAACTTTCCTTGACCTTTTGCGGGTCTTTGATAGTGCCAGGATGTTCTAATACACCACCTGGCGCAGCTCCATTAGCAAAGAACTTTGCACCATATTCTTCCGTTGCCATTGCCAAGCCCACTGCGTTTTTTGCCATAGCAATAGGTGAATAGCCGATCAGTCCGTCAAAACCAAGTCCCGGAATGTGTAGTACCTCTGATGGGTAGAGATATACTTGACTTTCCTTGCCAAGAGTAGGTGCATCATCAGTATTTCGCTGATATAGATAGTACAGCTTGCCACTTGAATCTCTATCCACCGTCATTTTGTTTGGCATAAGTGGATAGAGTGCCACCACCTCGCCGCGAGCATTACGGATTATTTGTGCATAGGCATTTCCCCATAATAAAAGATGACTCATCAGCGTTTCACGAAACGCAAATGAAGTCATCTCAGGGTTTGGTTCATCATGCAATAAACGATATAGGGGGTGGGTTATAGCTTTTTCCTTACCGCCACTGTCATTATATTTATAAATGTGAAGTGGAAGTCCTGCCACAGCTTCCGCCAGTATCCTGACACAAGAGTAAACTGCTGTCATTTGCATAGCTGTATGTTCGTTGACAGGCTTCCCACTTGTGGTGCTACCAAAGAAAAAGCTGTATCGGCTATCACCTAAATTTTTAGGGGCATCACGAGATTTGAATATTGATTGAAATATGCTCACAGGCATCATCCTCCTTAAAAATGGGAAAAAGAAAAGCACACACTTTGTAGTGAATGCTTAACTAAACATTATAAAAAATTGTATTACCGTGGACTAAGATTTAACTCAAATCCTTGATACTTACACGACACACTGTACTTGCAATTAACTAAATACAAAACAACACCTGCACCAACCAAGATTGTTAAAACTTTTATTGACTCTGTCTTTGTAATACTTGAAAAGATTTTGCTTGTTGCAGAATTCGATGTAACTTCTTTAAGTATGTTTTGACTACACATTTTATAATCCTCCTTATTTATGACCCATGTTGATTTTTCTTATAAATCTCTGTATACTATATATTATAGATGATATTTTATTTTTGAATATAGTCAAATATGGGATAAATGTCCCAGTTTATTAGGAGGAATATATGAGCCGTAATAAAATGGAAAAAGTGCCAATCAGCCGTGAATTGCTTCAAATAGCTTTAAAAAGAAAAAAATTGAGTATTAATAAGATTACCGATGAAGAAAACAACCTAATTGACGGTATTTCAAGAAAAACTATAACTCGTGCGCTTCATGACGGGGTTATCAATCCCACATTTCTTGATAAAATAGCCGAAATATTAGATGTCGACCCTCATTGGTTATCCGGTAAAGACTTGAAACTATTTCCTTGGTTAAAGAATAATTCTGAATATTGTAAAATCGAAAATCACCCTTACGATGCCATTCGTCAACAACAAAAAGGTATTAATTTTACCAATTACTTTAAAAATCTATTATTATTGCAAGGTGTTTCTTTTAAACAATTTGAGGCTCTTTCAGAGGAAAAGCAACATGGGTTCGAGATGGAACTTGACTTAGCGATTAAAATGGTGATATTTAAACATTTTTCTCAAAATGCAACTGATGATGATTTATTTTTGTCGAACAAAGAATTGTATAATAAATCGTGTGCAGTGTTATCTGGAGAAATATATGATGAATTGTTCAATTTGCTTGAAGCTTAATTATATAAATAAAATTCCTCTATCATCATAGACACTCGCACTATTATCATTTCCACATCGAATGGCTCTATCAAGTGCCATAATTGTTGCTACAGCTCCATCAATTTTCTCTGTGCTTTTTTCTTTATCAGGCTTAATGTTTCCCGCTGGGTCTGTGCGAATAAAGATGTTATCCATCATCCAACGTAAGACAGGATGACCACCATGAGCAAGTTTTTCCTCAAGAGTCAGTTTCATAAGTTCCTTTGTTGGTGGAGACATATCTTTAAAACCTTGACCGAATGGAATGACTGTAAATCCTAACCCTTCAAGGTTTTGTACCATCTGCACAGCGCCCCAACGGTCAAAGGCAATTTCTCGTATGTTGTATTTCATGCCAAGTTGCTCAATGAAATGCTCAATGTATCCGTAATGAACCACATTACCCTCGGTAGTAAGCAGATGACCTTGCTTTTCCCATAAATCATAAGGCACATGGTCTCGCCTTACACGCAGGTCAATATTATCTTCCGGTATCCAAAAGTATGGTAAAACATGATATTTATCATCTTCATCAATCGGTGGAAACACTAAAACAAATGCTGTTATATCTGTACTACTCGAAAGATCAAGTCCACCATAGCAAACTCTGCCTTTTAATTCGTCTGGGTCAACCACAAATGCGCATTTATCCCATTTCTCCATCGGCATCCAACGCACAGCTTGTTTAACCCATTGGTTAAGACGGAGCTGTCTGAACGAATTTTCCTCAGCTGGGTTTTGTTTTGCTGATTCACAGGCAGCCTTTACTTTATCTATCCCCACTGTTATTCCAAGTGACGGGTTGGCTTTTTTCCATATTTTTGGGTCTGTCCAATCATCCTCCTGAGCCGCACCGTAAATTACAGGGTAGAAAGTAGGGTCATGCTTTCTGCCTTCAAGAATATCAAGTGCCTTTTGATGCACTTCCCAGCAAATACTGTTTTGGTTATCTCCAGCTGTGGTTATAAGGAAATAAAGTGGCTGCATTCGAGCATCGCCTGATCCTTTGGTCATAACATCGTATAGCTTTCGGTTCGGCTGGGTATGCAGCTCATCAAAAATAACTCCGTGTGTGTTGAACCCGTGCTTGTTTGCTACATCTGCCGATAATACTTGATAATAACTATTTGTAGGAAGATATATAAGCCGTTTTTGCGACTCTAATATTTTTACCCTTTTGCTAAGTGCAGGGCTTAACCGAACCATATCAACAGCCACATCAAATACAATCTTTGCTTGATTTCGGTCTGCTGCACAGCCGTAAACTTCAGCGCGTTCCTCACCATCACCACAGGTAAGTAGTAAGGCAACTGCCGCCGCAAGCTCACTTTTGCCCATTTTCTTTGGAATTTCAACATAAGCAGTGTTGAACTGACGGTAGCCATTCGACTTTAAAGTTCCAAAAACATCACGAATAATCTGTTCTTGCCAGTCTATAAGTTCAAACGGCTTACCAGACCAAGTGCCTTTTGTATGCTTTAGAGATTCAATAAACGCCACAGCGAAGTCAGAGGTGGCCTTATCATAAACAGAATCATTTGCCTTAAACTGTGTGGGAATATATTTCTTAAGTTTTCGTATAGTAGCCACCTCCTTCAAATGAGCATAAGAAAAGGAACCCTTTCAGGCTCCTAAAAAGTGTATTCTATTTATTTTGCCAGTCAATCAATATTTAACCCTCCACCTTTTTGTATCTATCCTCACCATAAACCAATCCGAGTGAGGAACCTTTGTCCCAAGCTACAAAAACGGTGCCTATATCATCAATATGGGTTACCGTTCCTTGGTCGCCTGGTATAAGTTTTGTGTATGGGTCATCCATTGCAATTAGCTCTATGCGAGAACCAATGGAAAATATTTTTTGTAGCTGTTCAAGCTGATATGGCTTAATCATTTCTATGAACCCCCTTAATTAGTGCCGAAAAGCACAATGGCTGGCTTTGTACCTTTTTCTTGAGTTTCGCAAAATTCGTTATAACCAAGTTCAGGGGACATAAAACCTTCTGCAACAAATTGTTCATTGCTAATTAGACTAAATGAATTTCCTTCCGAATCTGTGGATATTCCAACCAGCGCATTTGGTTTTTTAAGTTCCTTTAACGCAATAATTAATTCTCTAACAGTAATTGCTCTCATACAATCTGCCTCCTCCTATATAAATTACACACATATTAGCGTAGATAAAAGCTTATAGCAACTTATATATCTGCATATAACTACAGAAAATTTAAGTGTTATATTGTGTGTATATATTAAAATAAAAGTATAGCGAATATAAATGAAAAAGTGTAGCAGAATGGAAACAAAAAACCATTGAAAACACCCCAAGAAACGATTACTCTAAAAGTCTACGAAAACTTAAAGGAGAGTAACGAAGGGATGTTAAC